ATGATGCCAGCGCGGAGAACACTCACGCTGTCGAGAGGTTCGTCTCCTGGAAAAATCTCGTCGTTGTCTACGCGGGACAGGAAGATTTGCGTTTCACGCCCTGGGACGCCAGCAACACACAGTCTGCGTGAAACCGATGTGGCAAACGATGGGCGCAGACGGTCAAGGTCTGGGCTGCCATTCGTCTTGTACTGTAGGCCGTTGTAGTAAAGTGGCGATTCACCACGAGAAAAAAAGTGCACAGAGCGATTGAACACTGTGGTCGATACCCGCGCGTTACGAGGGAATGCGCCAGTTTTCTTGTGCCCCACTTCGCTTACCAAATTTAAGCCAGCGCCATCTTGCTCTGTGTAGACCACGTTGTCCGTGGAATAGAAGGCGACCTCTTGAATTGGGTGTTGTCCTGACAAGAAGTTTGCACCAGGGTCGCGGACAATCTGACCGCGCCAGTCGCAGAAGCAGTCTGTAGACGTAGACAGATGCTGGTTCTTACCTGTATCGAGCGACGTCACGTCCCGGGAAGAGTCTAGCCCCTGGAAGCTCTCGTAAGGAACACTCCGTAGGGATATTCCACTTTTACTTTTGGTCGCACTGGCCATCAGTATTTAACTGTCCCGTTGTTTTTGTCGGTAGACATGGCAGTGTAGTTTTTTGGGTTCGTGCCGTTGTCTGTAACGCGCATCTGTACTTTAGTGTTGCCGTTGAGGCGACGCCAAAGCTCTTGGTTAATCATGCGAATAAACTGAGCGCCATACGTTTCTTCTTTGTCCGACGCCTGTTGCGTTGCGTAGTGAAACAACAGACCAGCAATCATGATTGTGTCTGGCACGGGACGGGTCTCGGACATGTGTTCGTAGTAATCAAGCTCGGCTCCATCCCAATATGGGTGCATACGGACCTCGTCGAGTATCATGTTTGCGAACTCAATGAACATCAGAGATGCGTCACCGGACAAAGTCCCTGGAGCAAAGTCACCAAAACGGCGCACAGCCTGTAGGGTCATCGTCTCCAGAGGGGCGAAGTTATCTGTAACGTGCGGGTTGGTGTTGCTTGTCTCGACCATTTTATTCCTCGACTACACGCCCCATCTGGACGTAATGATGGCGGCGCACAAGCACAGCCTCTTCTGCTGAGAAGCGCCAGCGTAGACGACCGTCTTCGCGGCGGTGAGCGTATCGGTCGCGGATGTTGAACTGAACTGGCTCTTTTTCGCGCGATATAAAAACAACGACATCTTTGGCTTTGGGGGCTTCAGTCTTGGGCGCTTCGACCTCTGGGGCCTCGACTTTCGTAGCGGCCTTCTTGGTGGCTTGCTTCTTTGGCTTAGTATCTGACATTAAAGGTCTCCATAAAAAAGGGGTGATAGCTGAGCTACCACCCCTAAACTTACAGCCGTCATCAAGACGGGTCGTCCGCTTACGCGTTGGACGCCCAGTTCTTAATGTAGACGTGGGTTTTGTCTTGCAGGAGTTCCAGACCACACTCGGTCAGGTACTCATGGATGACACCATCCACGCCGTTACCTTGACGGTTCTCGTACAGTGCAGTGTCGCGACCGTCGAGGTGGCGATACTTGAGGTACGGGAAGTCAACGATAATCATGGCATTGTCCATGCCAGGAATTTGACGGAACTGCGGGTGCAGGTGAACCATCAAGTCGCCAGCAAAAGTGTTGTAGCGAGTCAGGTTTACACCGTAAGCACCTTGGACACTTTCAGGACGCCAGCGGTTCTTGCCAAACTCTTGCAAGTGAGCAGCCACTTTGTAGCCACAGAATGCAATCTTTTCGCTTGAACCGTATTTGAAGATGGTCTTGATGAGCTCTTCGTCGAATTGAGCTTCACTCATAGAACCGTCACCGTCGATGTCGCTATTGCAATCAATAACGGTCGTCAGTGAGTTGGTCAAACCACCTGTGTAGCGGCGAGGCGCAGCAGCCGAACCGTTTTCCTCTGCCTTGATACCGAAGAACATGGCGCGCTCAATGTCGCTCATGTGCAGCTTCAGGGCTTTGGTCATCGCTTCGTCTTCTTTGTCACCAGTGCGCAGGTACGTTGACTTCAGGGTGTTAGACACACCGAAGGCTGTACGGAAAATCTGCGTGTAGTTGGAAGCTACCGACGCGTCGAACGTGATGGGCGTACCCACGTTGTCGTTCTCAGCAGCGGCAAAGCCAGCTACGAACAGTTCTGCATTGTCTGCGATTTGGTGAGTGGTTCCACCGATGTTACGAGCAACAACAAGAGTAGTTGCAGTAGTATCAGCAGTAACACGCATCACTTCACCAGTTGCACTGTTGACAACGATTGCGCCAGCAACGGCGAATTTGTTGTCGTCAGAAGCGTCGATGGTGACTGATGTGGTGCTTGTTGAAGCAACAGCGCCGTTCACAGTGATTTTCCGGTCCGGCAATTCGTCACGGAAGTTTTTGTACTCAGGGTCGTCGGTGCCTTCAGAGGAACCGAAAGACAACAGAGCATTCAACGGTGCATTACCGTTGGGTTCCAGAAGCGTAAAGAGCTCCCGGTAGTTTTTGGGGCGGAAGTCCGATGAGAACTCTCCAGTACCCCGTACACCTTGAATAGCCATGATAAGTCTCCTTTAATGGCGGGTTTACGTTGGTTATGGTGAGCTGCTCCGCCTAGTGAGGAATTACCGTCTCATAAAGCGTTTCACTCAAAAAATCAGGGGCCTTGGCACCTGTGACTACAGGATAAAAAAAGGGCGGGACTTTTGTCGTCCCGCCCTTAGTTTTTTATTAGCTATTTTAGCTATTTATCTTTTCGGATATTTAGAGCAAGCAACTGAATAAACTTGTTCACTTTTGCTAATAGCTCGTTGTCCTTATTAGAGGAAGTCAGGTTAGCCAGCACTGAGGCTGACGCAATGATTCCTGCAATCCATGCGACTACGGTTTCCATTATTCTCTCCCTGTTGCGAGGTTAGTCAGACGATTAAGTGTGGGGTCGCCTTCAGGTTCAGGTGCCGACATAGCATCGCCTGCTTGTGGCGTCTGAGAGATTGTCCCAGTAAATGCTTGGCGGCGCTTGTGAATGTCACGGAGGCTTGCCATCTCTTCACTGTCCATGCTGTTCTTGAAGTCAGTCATGACACGCATGGTAAGACCAGCGTCAATGAAGTCATCTTCTGTGTAGCCACGCTCGTTAGCGAACACACGGAAGTCTTCCGCCATTTCATCACTAAGACCGACTTGAGCCGCACCCTTGTCCAGGTTGTTGGCAATCATCTGAGAGGCAGCCTTGCCTTTCATGTCCTGAGCTTCAATAGCCTGCTTTGCTGCACCGTCGGCTGCTGCTTCGCCCTGCTGTAGGACTTTCGCAAGCATGCCCTGGAGCTGCTGCATGTTGCCTGCCATTGTCGCCATTTGCTGTTGCGACTCACGGAAGCCAGGCGGCAGGGCAACAGCGTTGTCCTCTTCCCACTGACTAAGTGCATCGCGAGTCATCTCGGCGCTTGCTTGGACATTGGTCTTGCCGTCTTCGTCACCCATCTGTGGGTTGGACTGACCAGCCTTCATCATGTTTAAGATTTGACGAGCGGCGTCATCAGGGTTTTTAGCGAACCCATTTTTGATGGCAGCCTCAACAACCTTATTCAGGTTAGCGTTCTGAGAGTTAGCGAAGTTTAAGTCTCGATAACGCTTGAAGGTCTCTCGGATTTGGTTGGGATTCAGCTTGCGCATGTCACCCTCACCGAAGTCGATTTCATACAGGATGGCATCCATGTCCATCTTGTCGCCTTCGGTTTGCGGAGAACCTTCGTCTACAGCTTTCTCTTCTGCTGTTTCAGGTGCCTCTGCTGGCGCTGCTGGTGCTGGGGCTTGTGCTTGTTGTGGGTCAACACCCATTTGTTTAGATGCGAGCGTGTCGATTAGATTTGCTTGCGCTTCCTGTGGCAGTTCATCAGCCATTGTTTACTCCTCTCCCGGCCTTGGCGGGGATTTGGTTAAGATATTGAATGAAGCCGTGGCGTCACTCAGTTCATCTGCTGCCTCGAGCCGTATTAGAGATTCCAGATGAAGCTCTAGCTTATCTGGCAACTCGAGTAGCTGCTTTGCGGCCCAGATAGAGCCGCGTCGGAAGTGCATCTCTTCAACAGGCATGGCAGCGTTGTTTGCCATTCCCATTGCCGCACTAACGATTTCCTGTTCCATCACTTCTCGGATGTAAGTCCAGCCGCGTGATGACTTTAGTGTTTCGACGCCCTTGAGGTTCGTCTTATCTTTACGTGACATTTATTTGAAATAACCCTCGT